CGCTTTGAATCTAGCTGATCTGGCGAGTATCTTGTATGTCATCCGAATACGTGTTGTTTCGTCAAACTTATCGTTTGTTGCGATGTCTGTCAGTCTATTGAGCAGAATCGCTCGCCACTTGTACGGCAGATAGTGAAAGTTCAACCCAAGAAATCCATCGGGCAGGGGTTTCACTATAAATACCAACGGATGCCTGTCGTAGTATGGCAGCGTATCTTTTGTCTTCGGGTCGTATTGGAACATGACCATGTGACCAATGATGCTTCTGGTTTTGGGAATGCGAGTGACAACATTATCTCTATCAGCATTCCTGATCATCCTACGTGGAGTGAGATTTCTAAGAGATCGTGCCTTGCGTTTATAGTATGATTGTGCTTCTCGCGTGCGAGGCACATAGTCCATTCGCCTAGCACCAGCCGCAAGATCGTCAAAGACAGTGGGTTTGTTATTTGCCATACTAGTATTTATACAAAAATATCTAAATAATTTTTGCGAGATTCGATAAATAGGAGTAGTAACGTGGCATGGAAAGGCAAATACAATCCGTCAAATCCGGACAAATACCAAGGCGATCCGACCAAGATCGTCTATCGCTCGTCGTGGGAACGTGATGTGTTCTATCACCTAGACCACAATCCAAACGTGCTGAAATGGTCGAGTGAGGAAATCATCATTCCATATCTACACCCGCTCGATAGCCGGGTCCACCGATACTTCCCTGATATTTATGCGAAGATGCGAACGAAGGATGGTTCGATCATTCAGACCATCATCGAAGTCAAGCCCCAAAAAGAAACAGTCGAGCCGAAAAAGCCCAAGCGACCTAGCAAAAGATATGCTAACCAGATGGCTAAATACTTAGTAAATGAGGCTAAATGGAATGCCGCACAAGAGTATTGTATATCGAATGGCTATGAGTTTCGTGTAATGACGGAGTATGACATATACGGACCAAGTGGCAAGAAGTATACCCACAAAAAAAGCAAAAAGAAGAAAGCATAGATGGCAACATACTCATTCCCAAAAGACGTTGAATCGTTTCCAAACTTTCTGGAAATACAGATTTTAGAATCACCAGACGATACCACTGGTGATAAAATTCATCTGTATATGCCTGCTCAACCAAAAGAAACGCTGAGCGCACAGTATGATACTCTAGACAGCAGGCTTGCTCGTAGTGTGAACAAGAACAGGAAAGAAATCCAAGCAGGGCTTGAGCAATTGTCTAAGGGGAATGCGGAAGGCATTAAATCCCTTGCCGAGAATGGCATTGATGCTGTGTCTAATGTGGCAACAGATATTGTCGCGGACAATGAGGTTGTTAGAGCAATCAGTGCAAGCACAGTAAAGCTAGGCGGCGACCCGGCATTAACCTATGCGTTCAAGACAATGGATCACAGATCGTTCTCGTTTTCGTTTAACATGATTGCAACCGATAGCAGCGAAGCACAAGCAATCAAAGATATTGTGAAAGCACTAAAACTAGCAGCAGCACCCGATTACATTGGTGGTAAAGAGCAGGGTCTTATCCGGTATCCAGATACGATCAAGGTAAAATACAAAGACGAAACACACCTACACAAGTTTAGAAAATCTGTTATCAAAACAGTGGATGTTACCTATAACACATTAGCAGCAGATAAATTCACTACGTTCAAAGGCGGCGCACCTTTGGGCGTTCAGCTTGACCTAACCTTTGAAGAATTGGCAATCGTTACCAAGAAATTTATTAGAGAAGGCGACTAATGGCATACTTCAGCGAATTTCCAACAATCGAATATGACATTGATAAAGATGGTAAAACAGTCATCCTTACGAACATTCTTCGTGGTGTTCAGTTCAATAGTGTGCTGAAAGAAAATATTCTACTGCATGATAGATATGCATTTGAAGACCGCGACCGCCCCGAACACATTGCGTATAAAACATACAAAGACTCTGAGCTACACTGGTTGATCTTGTCGCTCAACGGTGCAATCGATCCTAACTATGACGTTCCTGTATCAGAGACAGGATTGTTTGCATACACCAACGAGAAGTATCCCGGTCAGACCTATTTCGTGGGCGATGCTGTAGGGGCAAGTCCATTTGGTAATATCAGTGGGTCTTTCACAAACGGCGAATATGTGTATGCTCCGTGGACATCATGGGGCGGTACAATCGGCGGTGCGTCTTTTGACACAAACTCACCACGTGTGAAGCTCGTTGATGGATCGTCTACTGATGATGTTTATAATGGCGGGGTTCTCTTTGTGCATGATGGTGCGAATGAACAATACAGAATAATCACAGACTATGATGGGTCTACTAAATGGGCAACACTGGATAGCCCGCTTACACCAAAACCGGATACTGATTTGCAGTGTGGTGATGATTGGGCAGTGCTACCAAGCGGCAAAGTCAATCGATGGGATGCTACGTATTCACGACTAGAAGTAACTGGTGTGTATGGAACAATCTCTGAAGACGATCTGCTGACCGGCGTGACATCAGGCACAGTTGGATATGTTCGTCGCAAAGTATCATTCTCCCGTGATGCTGTTCACCACTTTGAAAATGTTGACACTGGCAAGTGGTATGATCCCTATGACTCAGACACACAATACCTTGCTGGTTATGCTGTTCCGTCTGGTAGCCCAAACTCAACAATCGAAGCGACTGTTATCACAAACCAACAATACGAAAAAGACCTGAATGATGGTAAGAGATTTATTTCTCTACTACAAACTGATGCAATCGGTCAGGCACGTGCTGACTTTGAGCGAATCATGGACGAGGAATAAATGGCATTATCGCAAGTCAAACAAGTCAAGCTAAAGAAGTTGGTTCTAGAATCAGCTAACGGCAAGAAGAAGATCGACATCCGCGAAATCATGAGAGAGATGGTTTTGTATGAAGATTTATTCTCGCCATCGTTGACTGCTGAAATCATGGTTGTCACATCGGTTCCGATTGACGATGCTTTGCCGTTTACAGGACAGGACTTTATCACAATCCAGTTCCAGTCACCAGACAAAGGAAACGTCGAAGCTAAGCTGTCGCTATACAAAGTATCTGATAGAGTTCAAGGTGCTAAGCGTAGACAATTTGTGTATTTTCTCAAGTGTGCATCGCCTGAGTTTTGCCACAACGAAAAGGTTCGCATCTCTAAGTTCTACGATGACAAGCAGACCGAGATTGTCAAGAAGCTATACGATGCATGGGTAAAAGACTTTTCGAATAAGAAAAAGCTAGTGATCCACGGAGAAAGTAAAGACAAGGATCGCATACTTGTTCCAAACTGGTCACCGCTACACGCAATCAACTTTGTTACGAACAGATGTGCTAAAAACGATGAACCCAACTCACTACCAAACTTCATCTTTTATGAAGCATTGAAACCCGGCGGAAACGGTTCGGAGTTTCACTATGTGTCGTTTGGTGATCTTGTAAAGAACAAACAACCAGTCAAAGAATATGTTCATGTTGAAGAAAAGTCGCTCAATGGGTCTGAAAATGATGATGTCGCTTCTCGTAATGTGAGAAGTTTTCAGGTCAAAAGCACTGCTGACTATCTTGCGGAAGTATCCAGTGGTTCTCTTGCCGGTAAGACCATCATTGTAGACATCACCAAGAAGAGATATGACATCCACGAATACAATTACTTTGATGAGTTTAAGGCTACACGCGGCAAGATCGAAAAAAACCCTAACTTGGCAGAACCTACTGACAAGGAAAAAGTAGTACCTAGCGATTCGTATATATCAGTTCTGCCTAAGAGAAGAGGCTTGTTTACAGACAAGGAACCGGGCGAGGCAGTAGACGAAGACAAAGAAAATTCGTCAAGAGTAGAGCAGACCGCATGGCGACGAAACATGTTTATGTCTCGCATCGAAAACACAAAATGTATTCTTGAGACTTCGGGCGATAGTAATTTGCGTGTCGGTGATATGGTTACATGGGACATCCCATCGAACCAACCGGTTCTTACTCAACAGAAAAAGAACCCATACATTAAGGGCAAATGGCTCGTTGTGTCTGTTGCACACAAAATAAATAAAGACAACGGGTATACACAGACAGTAGAGATTGTCAAAGACTCTGTTGTTCGGACATACCCGAAACTTTCGTTCTTTGAAGTTGTTAGTTCAGTGGCATCATTTATATCTGCTGCTACTTCTATTCTTGGTGGTGGATTGCTCAAGGTCAGCACAATAAATATAGAAGAGATATTCAATCGAAATAGGTAAATTATGGATAAGCTAGGATTCAATCTACAATCATTTGTTGGTGTTGTCGAAGACCGAATGGACCCCGAAATGTTGGGGCGTGTTCGTGTGCGATGTCTTGGATACCACACCGAAATCCTATGCAATGATGATGACTCGTCTGCTTCTGGCGATGGCGGTTCTGGTCAGCAGAAATGTATTGATACATCTCAGCTACCGTGGGCAGTACCTATTCAGCCTACAACGTCGGCAGCAATGAATGGTATTGGTACATCACCATCAGGATTGGTTGAAGGTACATGGGTGTTTGGTGTATTCATTGATGGTCAGTCAGCACAGCAACCTATTATTCTAGGTGCGTTTGCTGGTACACCTGAATGCGTCAACCCCGGCGGCGATCCTGAGATTGCCCGCGATGAATGTGATGAATTGTCTGTACAGACAGAGGGATTCTACGACCCACGGGAGGATGAAGACTTAGAAGATGCGCCGCGACCGCCGAAGAAAATCAACTACAAGAAAGCGGCAAGCGAAAGCGAGAACCCCGACAAGGCGGGGTGCGGATTATCGTTTAAGGGATACAAGGATCAGTCGCACAACCCGGCACAAAAAGAATCAAAAGACACCTGTTTGTCGCAAGGTGTTGGTGAAGTTGGTGTTGATCTAGAAGAAAACGATGCGGCAGAACACTATCCCATCGAAGGTAAGAACGACTACGAAACTCGTAAGGAATCGTTCAAGCTAGAACCAGACACAAACCGGCTTGCTCGCAACAAAGTAGAAGACAGAGAAAGCGAAGAAGAAGACCTACAAGACAAGACTCTTCTCAAATGGAAGAGAGACAACATAGACAAAGACGTTCCGACCGCAGAGATGCCGAACATCACTGGCGATGTTCCTAAGAAGTGTGCGTTCTATGTTGGTCCCAATGAGAGTGGTTACCGTATACCAGACAGTGAACCACCGGTCAAATCACTAGGAACAAAGTGGGAAGAACCCGAAACTCCATATGACGCAAAGTATCCATACAACAAGGTAAAGGAAACAGAATCGGGGCATGTTGAGGAATGGGATGATACGCCGGGAGCAGAGCGTTACCACCGGTTCCACAGAGCGGGCAGCTTTGTAGAAATCCATCCAGACGGAACACGTGTAGAAAAAATTGTTGGTGAGCGATACACCATCATTCTGCAAAACGATAAGATTCACATCGAGGCAAATGCCGACATCACAATCGACAAGGCAGCTAAGATTTATGTGAATGCGGACAACCAAGAAGGCAACCACTTGGATATTCAGGTTGGTGACAATTCAGACCTGAACCTAAATGTTGGACGCAACATCAACCTATACTCCAAGGATTCACTGAACATCAAGACAGACAAAGACCTGTCGTTTAATGTTGGTGGTGATGTGTTGTGGAGAGTTGCTGGTTGTGTTGATAAGAACATCGGCGGCAACATTGATCTTACCGTTGGTGGTAACTACGACCAAGCAGTGCTTGGCGATGTCACGAAGAGTGTGTTTGGTTCAACTGGCGTGATTGAAGAGATTCAATATGGCAACTATACACAGCGTATCTATGGTACTAGCTATGTAATTAGTGGTGGATTGATGACCGAGATTGGTTTGGGTGACATCACAATGAACCCGCTAAGTCGCCCCGGTGCAGTCGAATTTGTTATTCCAGAATCGCCAGTTTGTGAATGCGATCCGTGTATCATTAAATAACAGAGAAAAGACATGGCAATACAACTAACCCCCCGAGCTTCACTTGACAGGTTCAAAGACTTTGATATTAACTTCACCGCACATCCTATCACCGGCGATGTTGCAATGCTAACAGGTGAAGATGCTATCAAGCGATCTGTTAAGAATCTTGTGCTGCTCAACTTCTATGAAGTCCCGTTCAATCCAAACATAGGTAGTGGGGTATCGCGTCTATTGTTTGAGCCGTATACACCTGTCACAGAATCAAACATCGAGGATGCTATCCTTGACGTTCTTGATAAATTTGAACCGCGAATCAAGTTGTTGGATG